TTACAGTTCCAGAACTGTTTGCTGATAGTTCAAGATTGGCATTTGAAGAATTAGTCTTTATGGTGTTGTCATCGATAGTTATACCTTCTAGTGTAAGTGCTCTAGTTACGGTAAGTGTAGTAAAAGTCGCCGCCGCTGGCGTTGATGCACCGATGGTTGTCCCATCAATGGCACCACTGTTGATGTCCGCTTTGCCAATCACCACTGATCCTGTTCCTGATGGTGATAAAACCAAGTTGGAGTTGGAAGCTGTTGCTTGTATCTCGTTGTCAGTTATGTTGATGTTGTCATCTATCGTAAGGCTTCCCACGATCACTGATCCTGTGCCACCTGGGGTCAAACGAATGTCCGCATTCGAACTGGAAGAGATAGTGTTATCATTGAAGTTCAAGTTGTCCACCGTGACTCCACCACCACCAAATGTAACTGCACCGGTGACTGTTAATGCGCCTAGTGTGGACAATCCGTCTACTTGTAGTGTTCCTGTTGTACTTAAATTTTCATTTCCAAAACTGATAGCACCTGATGAATCGGTGATTGAGCCGTTTGCGAGTGTAAGATTACCTATTGTGGAACCTGAGCCCGCGGTCATTGTTCCAGTGGTCGAGAGGTTCTCATTGCCGAAACTTATGGCACCAGACGAGTCAGTGATTGATCCATCAGCAAGAGTTAGATTTCCAACCGTTGATCCAGATCCTGCTGTGATCGCTCCTGAAAATGAAAGTGTTCCAGACACTGACAAATCACCATCAACAACCAAACCGTCATTAATATTGATCGCTGTGGAGTCATCCGAACTTAATGTTGTGCCTGAAATTTTGATTGCACCGAAAACCACTGATCCTGTGCCTGCAGGCACCAGGTTGATGTTTTCATTAGACCTTGTACCGATTATTTCATTGCCACTAATGCTGATTGCGGGAAAATTCACAGCGCCTGAGCCAGCTGGTTTGAATATTAAATCATCATTGGTCCTGGTTGCCCTGATCTCATTTCCTGTAACCTGTATGCTTGTAAGGTCAAATCCTGCTGATGCGTAAATCTCGGTGAAGTTGGTGTTCACCTTGATCATCGCGTCCCGTAACGTATCTCCCGTTCCGTCGTTTGCGTTTTGTCCTACATTTAAAATTAATTGTGCCATATTCTATAATTCTATCAATCTTCTAACCACGGTTATTTCATGCGTGTTACTAGTATTTATTTGTCCTCTGAGCCTGACATTGTCACCACTTATGTCTGCAGTGATTGTTGCCAGATCAGAGCCAGTGCTACTTGTCCTTCCAGACACAGATATGTATGGATCTGTTCCGTCGTGTGTTAACCTCACATCAAGGGTCTCATAGTTCCCCAACGTGCCTCCGTTTGAGTCAGATATTGACATGTTGTAAAAAGCACCCCTGTGGGTAGTCTTGTCGAATGTGTCTAGTGTGGCGATGTTTGATGGGTTTCCAGCCGCCCTATCCAGGTGGACCTGCCATGCGACTATTGTTCCTGATGCTCTCGAATCTGCCAGCGTTGCTCTAACAGATGCATTGGATCCGTCAACCACTGTTTCCCAGTTGACTAGATTTGCTGTTGCTGAATCAGTGTTGATGCCAAACCTATGGTTATACGCATCCGTGCCGTCTGTGACCACCATGACTTCGTCTATGGCCGACTTGTCGTCGGTCTGGTGAGTCACTGCCACGTACAAGGCACCCTGTGTGCTTCCATGTGCGAATGAGTCAATCTCTGTGTAGGCCGTTCCGGATGGTTTAGCCAATGTTATCCTGTAGGCGTTTACCGTTGTGGACCCACCAGATGTTGACGATGCCTGTAATGTTGTTGTTGTGCTTGAATGAGATGCAGATAGTTCCAACTGTGCTGTGCCTTTACTACTGACCTGTGGCCCTTCTGACACACTTGCTTCTGTGCCGTCACTGATCACAGAGGCCTCCATGATACTTTTGCCGTCACTGGCCGAACCAATTATGATATAGTGTGCGCCTGCATCTGTGTTGGTGCTGAAGGTGTCTATTGTCGTGGCTGTACTTGAAACGGTCACAGCCGAAATCACTTTGACATCAGCACGTGGAGTTGCCGCGGATTGATCATCTGCCAGTCGTATTCTATAAAATCTTATTGTGGTGTCTGCAACAAGTCCAGTGGCTGTGATGACCACGTTACTACCTGATATGCCTGCCGTGAGAGTGAATAGCTTTTCTTTAGTGAAATGATCATTATAAACTGTAATAAAGGCGTCTGAACCATCATGAACCACCAATGCCTCTGCGTTCTGTGTTGCTGAGTTTGATGAACTAGTTGCACTAATGTAATATTTTGCTCCCCTATAATCTGCGTGTGCAAAACTGTCAAGTGTTTGTGTTTGTTCAGCCGGCGCCTTTAATCTAATTGCGTAGGCACTAACTGCCGTTGATCCACCAGAAGTGGAACTTGCTTTGACACTCACCGTGCCTCCTGAAATTGTAGCAGAAAGTTCCAACATGTCTGTGCCTTTTGTGCTGACATTGGGACCTTGGGATACAAAGACTTCTGTGCCATCTGTCACGACAGAAGCTTCACAAAGAAATTTCTCATCTGCACCGTTCTGTCCACAAACAACATAGTGTACAGCATCTGTGTCACTGGATTGGAAAGTGTCAAACGTTGTTGCTGTGCTCGACGTTGTAACATTTCCTATCACTTTCCTTGTGCTGTCGGTTGTTGCTTCGTCTGCTTCTGTGTCAGCGAATGCCACTATCCTGTTGACTACGACTTTGGTGCTACCACCTGCTGTTGCCGAACCTCTCAACCTGACACTGGTACCGTTTATGTCTGCGGTCAATGTTATAAGGCTGTTGTTGCCTGAGAAGACTTCATTGTACGACGTGATGTATGCGTTGGTGTTGTCATGTGTGACCAGTGCTTCTATGTTGCTGGTTTCACCTGTTGATTGATTCTTAACATTTATAAAATACTTTGCCGCGGCGTGTGGACCTTTTGTGAACGCATTTAAGGTAGTCACAGTGCTGTCTATGATTGACACATGAGTGATATCATGCACTAGTCCTAGTTCCCCCACATATCCTGTGGAGTCACTGTCACCAATACCTATCCTGTAGTATGCCAGCGAGTTGGATGCTGTGACTGATGATCCGTCACCATCTGTCAGCCTCAATCTAACTTTTGATGAGCTGTCACCTGATGTCACCACATCAGCGTCGTAGGTTGGGTGTGTGTCACCAACGTCTGTTCTCACAACTGCTGATGACGTAAGAAATGCATCATTGAAATTATGTAGCACTGAAATCTTTTGTGTCTCGAAACTGCCATTGGCAATGTCACGTGTTAAAACATGAAACATGGCACCATTGAATTCACTGGCAGTGAATTCTGCACCTGTCCTCTCTGCCGCTAGTATTCCCCGTGTTGTACCTTCAGCGACAACATGATCAATCTTGGTCTCGCTGTTGCCAGCAACCACTATGCCGTCTTCCGTCGCCACGCCCCCAGTGGTTGAGTCAGTTGTGTTGTCACCGATTCCAATCCTGTATGCGTTGGCAAAATTTGTTACAGTAGTGGAACCATCATCAACTCCTGTCAGTTTCAATTGTATGTTACCATCGTCAACCGCAACCTCAGCAGTCACGGGATCGAATTCCTCGTTCCTTACAACACCACTGTCCGATATAAATGCTTCGATACTACTGTCATCACTTGCCCCATGATTCACTGAGTATTTGTGTAATGCCAATCGATTGCCGTTCATGTCCTTGACCAATGTGTGATACCACACACTGTTGTAGGTTGATGAAGAAAATTCATCTAATATCTCTGTGGTCTCAAATCCTTGTTTCGAAGTCAAAATTGACACGTTGGCATCTGATTCTGT